CGTTCTCGAGGTCAGAGGAATTTTTTTGAGCCCAGCCGTCACCGATACCGGGACGGCGAGACATAAGAGAGAACTCGGGAATGCGACCCTCGTAATGCGCATCAGCTTTTTCACCAGTGATTTTTTTTGTAACATAACGAGCGGTATAAGCCGCAGTTTCGAAATTGAGATCAGCAATGACAGCATGACCAAAGGTCCAGCGATCAGATAGAGACGGAGAATTATAATAAACGAAGCCATCACGGGTCGTTTTCCATTTTTTACGATCATTAGAGAAGTCCTCCCCGAACAGACATATGTGATAATGCGGACGACCAGACTCCGTGCCGTACTCACCGCAAAGATAGTAGCGAAGGGGGTGATCCGAGAAGAAACGGAGCCTCTTCAGGAAATCCTGAACATGTTTTTTTACAAGAGTACCGTTAGGGGGGAGGTGGCGATCTTCATACGTCAAAGTGACGAATGAAGATTTAGGATGAAGAGAAGCCTCATGAACGATGCGAGTAGCCCAATCGAGAGAACGATCAAGTTTACAGCCAATACATTGGCCGCACGGAAGTAATACGGAAAGATCCTCAAAACCTTCGTTTTTCGTAAATACAATCGAACGCTTTCCACTTGAATTTGGAACGCGCGAACGATATCCTAGAACAGGATTATGACACGGCACGGTAACTGCCTTTCATGATCGGCCCTAGAGGAACCTAGGGCTTTTTTTTTATAAGCGATAGCCGCCCCGTTTTGGAGCGGGAGCGCTATTCTTGGGATGAACTCCCGTCGCCTTTTTGAACACCTTTTTTGCCTGACTTGGACGCTGCATTTTGCGCTTCAAGAGACTCCCCTTTTTTTGAACTGACATCAGGTTTGCTGTCAGTTGGACCAGTTACATCAAGAGAGTTACTGGTCCGAGCGCTTTCTTCAAGCGCTTTTTGTTGAGCCTCGTAAAACTCGGCAGGAGTCTTATAACGCGCCTTGATAGCATCCGATTGGCTTTCCCAAACGGATTGATGGCGACGCAGAATGTCGAGATTCGTTTTTTGATCAACGAATTTTGTCGAATCGACATAAGAACCGGAATGAACCCGGACACCGGGATCAAGACCTTCCTTTAATCGCCTCACAATGACGTTTATATCGCACTCAGAGGCCGCAGCTTGGACGGTCGCTACATCCCCAGCTGGGGTAGGTGGCGGACCGTTATAGGGGCGATTAAAGCGGTCATAGACAACAGGATTAGTCATTTTTGTACACCTCACCAGTGTGTTTGTTATAGAGAGTACCGCCTTTAGTAAAGCCAATATCATTTCCATGAACGCTTTTCGGCGGACGCCTAAGTTTAATTTGACCGGGTTCACCTTGCGGCAAAGTGGAACCCTTTATGAGATTGCGAATAGAAACAGCAGACGTTCCCATACCAACAACCTGACCAACGCGATTCATTACTGCGTCATAAGGGAGCATCTTGTCGTTAATCTCATTTTGCCGCTTTTCAAGCGACGACTTTGATTTAACAGCAGGAAGCATGGCCTCAACAGTTTTAGCATCAGCCTCAGCGCTACGCGCCGAAGCTTGATTAAGTTTTTGTTGACTAAGCGCAGTTTTAATCTGGGCAGACTGAAGTTCAACCTGAGAATCCATCAACGCACGCTCACGCTTTTGGTTGATGGCAGTGACGGCACTATTAGCAATGCCACCAGCAGCGTCAGAATAATCAGGATTAACATTCGAAGCAGAAGCCCCAGGGGCGCCACCGGCGCCACCTTGAGAATAAGCAAGAGCGGGATTAAGACCAGCAGCGCGCATGTCTTGAACGGCGCGCTGATAAGACGTATTAGACATCCTTTCTTGAAAAGCCATCTGCCGATCCGCAGAGACTTGATTCATATAAGAAGTTTCACGAGCCGAATCCCGACCCATGATACCACCAAGAAGATTAATACCGCCGCCGATAACGGCGGCGCCTATAATGGGATCTATAAACGACCTCCAGGGATAGCGAACGTCTGCATAGGACGAGAAGAAGTCACACGGAAATAGGAATCAAGAAGGAACTGAGGCTCGCTAGGAACAGCAATACAACGATCTAAAGGAATGTTGTCTTGCACCATGTGAGCGAGCGTGGGCGCAGTACCGTAATCTTGAGCGAGGTGCCAATAATCGAGCGTACCAGTCGAGTTAGAGCGAAATTTCCCAGTGACGCGACTGATTTTAGATTTCATGTCACCATAACGCTCGTTGTAACCAAGCACCTGATCGTTAACAGCGGAATCATTACAGCAAACCTCTTTTTTGTAGACCGGCTGCTCACCAAGATTTTGGAGAGCCGGCCAGAAATAATCATACCGAGTTTGCCGAGACCACGCGCGATCAAGACCATTTTGATAGGTAAGATCGCCCGTAACGGAGATCAAGCCAATAATAACCCCATGTTCGGTGAAGCTTTTTACAAAGCCGCCATTCCGACCACCGAACGAAGCCATCGCGGCAAGGTTCCCTTGAGGAGTACCAGTACCAGTGGCCGACGTTTGAGGAATAGGAGTCACATTGATGTTTTGACGGCCACCACCAAGATACTCGGGACGTTGAAGACGAGCGTCGTCAGAAATGACGCCGAAATGCTGGCGGATAACCTCAGTGTAACGAGTACCGCCACGAGCATCACGTTCCAACAGAACTTGAAGTTGCTCAGCTTGGCGTAGCTCATTAATAGTACCACCAATCGTATCAACAAACATTTTGGGGTTAACGGAAGAGGTACCAGTGTACTGAAGAGTGGCACCAGAAGAGTCAAGCGTATAGCCCGAGGTTCCAGAGGGGCCACCAATAGAAACGCCACCAGCAGCACCAGTACCGCGAACTATCTCAGTAGAAGCCTGCATAGGAATGCGAAGAGCGTCGCCTTTTTGAGGCCAAGGAAGACAAGACGTAAAGTAGTTATAACGAGCGCCACGACGTTGAACGGAATAAATCAAATCCGAGTCAGGACCATTATCAGTTTCAACAGTAAGAGAATTTTGAAGGTTTTCATCGCGAAACCAAGAATTCCAGATCAGGTTATAAGCTCTCAGCCATAGCGCATTAGGATTCCAAGAATTGACAACGTTCGTCTCTTTCGTAGGAAGAGCGAAGTAGTCAAAGAGAGAACCTTCGGTGTAGCCAGTCGTCGCAGTAACATCGACTTTAGGAACAGTGAAAGCCGTAGAATCGCCAGGGTTATCTTGGGAACCGTTGAATTTTTCCCAATTGTCCCAAACCAGGCGATAAGGAACGAAGAAGAAGAACGTCTCCGCCCAGAAATTGTCCATAATTGGAACAAGCGGAGTCGTAAGACGGGCAAGAGTGGTGACACCAACATTATGCGTGTCACCAGGAAGAACCTCGTCAAAGTAGAACGGAATCAAATAGCCAGAGTCGAACGTCGTTTTATAACCGTGAGAACGATCGAACGACGACCGAGGAATAGCCTCCTTCGGAATTTGAGACTGATGTTCCGAAGAAGTCATAATGGATGGAAGCGAAGAAGATCTAGTTTGAAGCATGAGTCACCTCAGATTGTTCTGCAGCGAATTTTTGCCGACGAAGACGAAGTTCATTACCAAGTTTAAGAAGATTACCAAGAGACTCGTGAGTGAGAAGAGGTTGAACCTCTCCACTCTCCTCGTCAAAAGAACCAATTTCGAAGAGAGTGAAGTCTTCAGGATAATCAGAGAACGGACCAGGCCGTTGCATCACTTCAGAGACTTCACGAACAGCATGAGCCGCAGAAGGAAGAGTAAACGGACGCAAGTACGCGTTAGCTTTTTTATCGAAAATAGCGAAAATTTTCATATTCATGCAAATTTATGTGACTCGCGCCGAATGCCGCAGCCAATTGGCTCACAGCCTAAAGGCAAGCAGATGCGGCATAAGCCGGCGCTCGTCACAACTCCTTTTTATTTTTTAGATTGAATTTAGATTTTTGAACAGCATCGAGAACGTAAGGGTTGGTCTGTTTAAGTTTTTTTTGGGCCTCCTTTTTTTGTTTATATTTATGAGTTTTGAATTTTTTTGAAGTTAGTTTTTTTTGATAGAATTTAGGAATTTTTTGGAGGCCACCATTTGACCAACAGAGACCGTTCTCGAGGTCAGAGGAATTTTTTTGAGCCCAGCCGTCACCGATACCGGGACGGCGAGACATAAGAGAGAACTCGGGAATGCGACCCTCGTAATGCGCATCAGCTTTTTCACCAGTGAT